CGAACGACTGGCCGACATCAGCGATCAGCAAATCGCTGCTCGCATCCACGCCGCCCGCATCAGCGGCACCGGCCCCCACTACTGCATCGACTGCGAAAACCCCATCCCGCAGGCGCGCCGTGAAGCGCTCCGGGGCTGCGAACGCTGCGCCGAGTGCCAGACCATCACCGAATTCCAAACCGCTCGCCACTACGGCGGCAAACGATAACAACAGGAGAGCACGATGCCAGAACCGATTTCATCCAGTGCAGCAACCAGCACCCTCACCGGTCTGGCGCTGCTGTCCCTCTTTCCGGGCGTTGACCCCGGCGTCTTGCTCGGTGCATTCGCCGGGGCGCTGGTGTTCATCGCCACCACCGCCGAACTCGGCAACCTGCGCAAGGCGGGCCTGTTCGTTGCCGCCTTCGTGGCTGGCGCTCTGGCGGCTCCGCTGGTTGCCGCCATGCTGGCCAGCGTGCTGCCGCTCAGTGTCGAAGTACCCAGGGCCGTCGGTGCAATGCTGGCCTCGGCGCTGGCCGTCCACCTGTTGCAGTGGATCCTGCGCAAGACGCCGGAAGACCTGCTCAAACTTCGCAAAGGGGGCTGACATGCTGACCATCCTCTACGCCATGATCTGCGCCGCCATCGCCCTGCGACTGGCTACCTTCAACCGCAACGGGGGCGACTACCGCCCCCTGCCTGCCCTGCTGGCATGGGTCATCACAGTGGCCGCTGGCTCCGTGCCACTACGCGCCATGCTAGGTGTCCTGCCATCACCAGATCCCGCCGCCATCCTACTGGCCGCCGTGGTACTGACCGCCCTGCTCGGGTCAAGGGGGTCAGTCATGCGCCTGATGCCGCGCCGCCGCCAGCAGCCAACCACAGCCCGCCACCTGAACGGGAGATTTCAGCCATGAGCCTCAAAAAAGGGGATACCGGCACCGCCGTGGCCGATCTGCAGCGCCGCCTCACCAAAGCCGGTTATCCGGTGGAGCCTGACGGCTGGTTTGGCGATGCAACCGAGCAGGCCCTGCTCGCCTTCCAGCGGGATCACATGATCGCCGCCATCGGTCAGGCAGGCCCGCGCACCATGGCCGCCCTGCTTGGCGGCGAGCGCGGCAACCAGCTCACCATCAACCACATGCAGAGCGGGGCTGACCTGCTGGGCCTGCCGCTCGCCACCATGGCCACCGTCGCCCAGGTCGAAAGCATCGGCGAAGGCTTCACCGACGCCACTCGTCCGGTGGTGCTTTTCGAGCGGCATGTGTTCTACAAGCAGCTCACCAAGCACCAGGGCAGGGCCACCGCCGACCAGATGGCAGCCAACTACCCCAATCTGGTCAACCCCAAGCGCGGCGGCTATGCCGGCGGCGCGGCCGAGTGGGAACGGCTGCAACTGGCTATCAGCCTGTGTCGGGTCGCCGCTATCGAATCGGCCAGCTGGGGCATGTTCCAGATCATGGGCTACCACTGGCAAGCGCTCGGCTTTGCCTGCGCCAGCGACTGGATGGGTGCCATGCAGCGCAGCGAGGTCGAACACCTCAACACCCTGTGTCGATTCATCCAGCAAGACGCAGCCATGCACAAGGCCCTGCAGGGTCGCAAGTGGGCCGACTTCGCCCGCCGCTACAACGGCCCCGCCTACAAAGAAAACGACTACGACACCAAACTGGCCAAGGCATACGACCACTTTGCCAAGGTCTATCCATGTAACGAAACAGTGAGTTAGTGAGGAACGATATGATTAACACAGCCAAAAGGGTCGAATTTACCGCAATGGATTCACATCTGGCGTTAACCGAAAAAGAGCAGGAGATATTGATTGTTCTGCTGACAAAAATTGATCAATGGCGCCTTCGGAACGATCTGAAATCAATCGTCGTCATCGACGAGCCGCGAGAAAAAAGTGAGCAACCCAATGCTGACTAACCTCCTGCGCTCCCCCCTCACCTGGTTGCTGATCGCCTTGGCCATCGCCTTGGGCGGCTGGGGCTGGTCTGCCACCTCGGCGGCGACCGCCAAGGGTAAGGTCACCACCCTGCAAAGTGACCTCAAGGCCGCCGACGACAAGGCCAAAGAGGCCGAGCGGCGGGAACGGCTCAAAGACACCACCATCACCACCCTTACTGGCGAACTGACCGACCAAGCAGAAGCCGCCGCCAAACTGCAAAACCAGCTCGGCGAACTGTCGATGACCGCCGCCACCCGCGCCGACACCATCAAGAGGCTCAAACGTGAAAATGCTGAACTTCGGACTTGGGCTGATAGCCCTCTGCCTGATCCTGTTATCAGGCTGCTCAAGCGCCCCGCCATCACCGGCGCCGCAAATTATCAGGCTCACCTGTCAGGGCCTGACCCCCTGCCAGCTGCCACCGGCCAGCCCGGCCAATAACGGCGACCTGCTCGACCAACTGACCCAGACCGAGGCCGCCTGGGCCAGCTGCGCCGCCAAGGTCGATAGCCTCATCACCTGCCAGCAACGGCAGCAACAACAAGGGAGTGGGGATGGAAAAGCCAAAACAGATCCGTGAAGTCCTGCAGAAGTGCGTCCCGCTGCTGCGCCAGAACCCGGATCACATGATGATATTCGTCGACAAGGGCAAGCTGGTTGCCACTGGCGCCGCCAGCCTGTCGTTTGAATACCAGTACGAACTGACCATCATCGTGGCCGACTTTGCCAAGAACGTGAACACCGTTATGGTGCCGCTGCTGGCATGGATCAGGCAGTACCAGCCAGAACTGATGATGAACAGCGACAAGCGTGAAAACGCCATGCGGTTCGAAGTCGAAATCCAGAACAATGAAACCTGCGACATCGAAATCAAATTGCCGCTGACCGAGCGGGTCAAAGTCTGGAAGGATGAGCAGGGCCTGCACTTCGAACACCTGCCCGAACCGCCAGAAGACCCCTACGACGGCATCACCTGGGAACTGTTTATCAACGGGGAATATCAGCCATGGCCGCCGATCTCGACCGACTGACCCACTTTGCCGCCAGGGTAGAACTGATCCGGGCCAACCTGTCACAACGGGAACTGGCCCGCTTTGCCGACCAGATGGCAAAAGAGATGCGCGAGAGCAACGCCAAGCGCATCAAGGCCAACGTCACCCCGGAAGGTGACCAGATGGACCCGCGCAAGCCGCAGCGCGGCAATCGCGAAATCAAATTCATCTACACCACCAGTGACAACGAGGTTCGCCACCTGAAAAGCTGGCGCGGCACCCGCAGCTACATCATCGGCTTTGACATCATGCGAGGCGGGATCCGCACCTTCAAACGCTCTCGCATAAAACGCTTCATCAAGGTCGATACCAGCAAGGGCGACGCCATCAACAAGAGCAAGATCAAGCGCAAAATGTTCTCCCGCCTGATCAAGTCAAAGTGGCTCAAAGCCAAAGGCTACAGCGATCGCGCCGAAGTATCATTCGCCAGCACCGCCGAAAAGGTCGCCCATATCCACCACTACGGCCTGAAAGACAAAGGCAGCAAGGGGCAAGATATCCAGTACCCAGAGCGGCCCCTGCTGGGCATGGATGCCAAAGACGTCGACAAAATCGAAGATCTGCTGCTCACCCAGCTCACCAAAGGGCTGTAATTATCGCCGCCAGTGTATCCACCGTGGATACACTGGCCGCCCCTCGCCTTACTCGCCATTGCCCAAAACAATGGCCCCATGCAACCGACCCTGACCGAACTCCAACGCCTGATCGACAACCTGATCCGCATCGGCACCGTGACCGACGTGCGATCCAAGGAATGTCGCGTCAAAACCGGCGACATCATCACTAACTGGCGGCCCTACACCACAGAAAGGGCCGGGGCTAACCGTACCCGTCACCGCCTGAGTGTCGGCGAACAGGTCATCTTGTTGTCAGTCAGTGGCGATCTGCGCAATGCGTACATCCTCGGCTCACTCAACGCCACCGCCGCAGACGAGCCACTGGCTGACGATGACAACCCCGACCTCGACCGCACCGAATACAGTGACGGCGCCGTCATCGAATACAACCCGGCCACCGGCGCGCTCAACGCCACCGGCATCAAGTCCGCCAATATCGCGGCGTCCGTCACCGTCAAGCTCATCACCCCCCTGGTGGAATGCACCCAGGCGCTCAAAGTCGGTACCACCATCACCGCCGGCGGCAAAATTACCGCGCCCACAGCCAAGATAGGCAACGTCGAAGTCACCACCCACAAACACGGCGGCGTCAGCACTGGCGGCGGCCAAACAGGGGGCCCGGCATGAACTGGCTCGGCATGAATGCTGCGACCGGTCGCGCCATCAGCGCCACCGACCACATCATCCAGTCGGTGCGCGACATCCTCATCACCCCGGTGGGATCCCGCGTCATGCGCCGCGACTACGGCAGCGAGCTGTTTTACCTCATCGACCAGCCCCAACATCAGGCCACACGCCTCCGCCTGATGGCCGCCACCGTGCAGGCCCTCATCAACTGGGAACCCCGCATCACCATCACCCGGGTTGATGTGCTGGGCGGCGGCATGAATGGCTCACTGACCGTTGAACTGACTTGGCAGCGCAAAGATGGCGGCGCCCCTGAATCTGCCAGCATCACCATCCCCACAGGAGTCGCCCAGTGAGCACCATCACCCTCTCCCAACTGCCCCAGCCAGACGTAATCGAAACCCTCGATTTCGAAACCATCCTCGCCGAGCGAAAAGCCTATTGCGTCAGCCTCTATCCGACAGAACAGCAAGCCGCCATCGCCGCCACGCTCGACCTCGAATCCGAGCCCATCACCAAGCTGCTGCAAGAAAATGCCTATCGGGAGCTGATCCTGCGCCAGCGCATCAACGAAGCCGCCGTGGCCAACATGCTGGCCTGGGCCAAAGGAGCCGACCTCGATAATCTTGCGGCCAACTGGAATGTGCAGCGCCTCACCATTCAGCCAGGTGACCCGACCGCCACCCCACCGGTGCCAGAAATCAAAGAAGATGACGCCGCCCTCAGTCTGCGCGCCCTGATGGCGTGGGATGGCCTCAGCGTGGCAGGCCCGACGGGCGCCTATGAATATTTTGCCCTCTCGGCAGATGGCAAGGTGGCGGATGCCAAAGGCTCCAGCCCATCCCCTGCCCAGGCGCTGGTCACCATCCTCAGCACAGAGGGCAACGGTACCGCCGATGCCACCCTGGTCGCCAAAGTCACCTCCGCCCTGAACGGCGAAAACGTCCGCCCGGTGGCCGACCGGCTCACCGTGCAAAGTGCCGGCATCATCAACTACACCATCAACGCCCAACTGCACATCGACAGCCAGGGCGCAGAAGCAGACGTGATCCTGCAAGCGGCCCGCGACAGCCTGGCCGCCTTCATCAATCCCCGTCGCCGGATCGGGGTCGAAGTGCCCCGCTCTGCCATTGATGCCGCCCTCCATGTGCAGGGGGTGCGCAAGGTCAGCCTGATCAGCTGGGCAGACATCACCCCCAGCGCCACCCAGGCCGCCTACTGCACCGGTTTCACCGTGGAGCGGGCACCATGAGCCCCCTGTTGCCACCCAGCACCAGCCGAGCAGAGCGCAATCTGGCCACCACAGGGGCGCAGGCCCAACAACTGCCGATCCCGTTGCGCACCCTCTGGTCACCCTGGACTTGTCCCGCCCACCTGCTGCCCTATCTGGCCGCCAGTTGGAGCGTCGACCGCTGGGATGACAAATGGCCAGAGGCCACCAAGCGCCAGGTGATCGCCAACAGCTACTTCGTCCACAGCCGCAAGGGCACCATCGGCGCCATTCGTCGGGTG